GTTTGTAGCTCTTCGGCTAGAAAATCCTGAATCTCTTTAATTTGCAATTCTGCCATGATTTCTAAATGTAGATTTAAGTGATTCAATTAATTTATTACTATCCAAATCGGCTTTAACCTGCTCCAAAGTGATTTCTTTCGGCTTTAGAATTTCGTAAAGTGATTTAAGTCTTTCTTCTAGTTTGACAAGTGTCTCGTCAGTTGCGTCAGAAGTCTTCACAAACTTCTCTAGTCTGTCAAGGTATTCAAACGCATCGTTCTCAGATTTCAAGTCAATGAATGTGGTCTCAGGATTTGCTCCCAAGAATTGTACTGCTGATCCTTCGTACATGATTACTTCCTTGATGACATTAGCTTTCTTAGTGCCATCAAAGTACTGCTTGTCTTTAGGTACAGAGAATCCAAAGCTATGCTGGTTAATAAGTCCTGACTCTACCATCTTCATAAAGTCAACACCCAAGCTATGAGTGCCAATCTTAGCCTCATATCTCAAACCCTTCATATCTTCCTCTAGGTTGGTAATAAGAGCAACAGATTTCTTAGAGTCATGGTCTAGCAAATACTTGATTAGCTTCTTACCATTAGGCCCACGCTCTTGGATAGTCTTAGCGAATGCTCCTCTCTCGATGACATCACCATCCAAGTCCTTGTTACCAAAAATTGCAAAATAACCTGAAACAACACCTTGCTTCATGTCGGCATCTTGAAATCCTTGGTTAATACCTTTAGTTAGAAAACCCATATTGCTCTGTTCTTTTATTTCTCCTAATTCTCTCAGTTTACTCCTGCTCCACGATAGTGCAGCCTTTCCTCCCCATGCATCGTACATCAATAGTCCACAGCCATCCTCGTAAGAGCTAGAAGATTGTAAATCAACCTCATGTCTACTTAGATAGCTATACATTCTCTTGATTGTATCTACTGATACAGGCTCGCCTTTTGCAAGCTGATTCGCTCTCTGCTTTCCAACATCTGTGCCACATGGCCCCCAACCGTTCTCCTCAACATATTTAAGAACCCTCTTAGCGTTATTTCTAACTGCCTCAGGATAATCTGAATAGCTTTTTTGTTCGATAGATTCGAAATCTAAATCCTCATTCATACACAAAGATTGAAAAAAACTATCAAACATACAAACTCATAGAAGATGACTAATATTTCTTCTAGTATCTTGACCACTCTCAAATCGATAGTAGTGGAACAAGTATATACCCTTGGCAATACCAATGCGTAGCCTATGTCGCATTATCTGCTTACAGAAATGGTAGTCAAAGAAATGGCCATTAATCTGAATGCCTCCTTCACGAAACCCTCCGACCTGCACCCATGTCTTCTTGCTAAACAGCATAAACAAGCCACCAATAATTTGGTTAAAGAACATGACATTGCTTCCATGCTCGTTGTACAAGTCAACTGCAATCTTTCTATGGTTCATGATATCTGAGTCATCGGACTTTTGTCCTCCTACAAGCTGATAATGCAACCCCAAACGATTAGTCATGCATCCCACCAAGTCAAAGTCACCTCTCTGTGCTATCTCCTCGCATTGCTGATATATCTTCTCGTGATACATCGGTAGCGTATCAATGTCTCGTAGACATATCCAATCATCGTCAGGAAGACCACGAATTAAATCATTTATTGCCTTTCCAATGTTCTTGTCTGATCTACCAGGTGTTATGTGATGCACCTGAACGCTTTTCTTAACCTCTACCTTTCCTTTGTGCTTATTTATCGTAACAAAGGTTGCCATAACATTGTGTGGCTTGATATTCTCAGGGCTTAACATACACCAATGCATAGCATAGGGAAACGCTAACTCATCCCTACTTGTGTAGTTCTGAACTATGTGCCAAACACCATCCATAAGCCTATTCTGCAACTCATCTCGATTTGACCGCACAAAGAAGTTAGTTTCTAGCAATCCTGCCTTGTCCTTGTACCTGCTCTCTAAGTAATACCGAAACTGCCTCTTGACCTGATCCTCATTTACCTTTCCTTCGTTCACCAACTCCTTTGCTCTAGTGTACACATCTACATGGGCACGAGTCTTAAACCATATCGGGAAACTAGGTGGCTCATGCACAAACGAAATATTCGCATCGGCATAGCATACCAAATCGTATTCGATTAGATACAAGTGTGATAGAAGCTTGTACTTCCTAGCCTCCTTCTGTCTATCTGTAATGCCATCCACCACTCTTATCTGCCATCCATCAACCTTTAGCTCTGCATTATCGGTAAATAACACAAAGTCCCACCCCTCAAACTTAGGGGCAGGACTGACATCATCGTAGTCTCCGAACAAGACCGAATAAATTACTTTCATCTTAAATTTCTCCAAGTTCTTTGCTCATAGAAGTTGTGATTCACATTTGAGCTTGCATATCCAAATATACACTCATCCTTATCTGCCATAATACCTGGGAACTGCTCAGTCAAGTACCTATCTAGCCTTAGCTTAACATTTTTTAGTCTAGCCTTAATTTTATCGGTAGCAAACCAATAGAACGATCCAGAGTAGTGAAACGGATACGGAACATACGGAGGACAGGGCAGTAGCTTAGCACAAACCCCTGCAAACAACTTGTCTCCCAACACGGGTGGATCAGTCAAGTTCTTTCTATACAGATGATTTATCCAAATGTCCAATCCTGCCCATACAGGTCTAGTAACACCCTTGCAATGTGCATAGAATGTCATGCCACCATCTATCTCTACCAATGAGTCTAAGAAGTGAATACACTCACCATACTTCGCATCGTTCTGCACTACTCGATAGTCACAATCTTTCGGCAGCATATCCACAATAGGTGCCAAAGAATAGTTGCCCTTTACGGCTATCTTAACTATCCTCTGGCCATCAAACACATTCCAATACGCTTCCAAGAACTTTAAGTTCAAGACATGGTAATGGTTTAATGTCCCATCGTAGTAAATGAAGTAGATTAAATTTTTTCTAGCATTAGAGTCCATGTCGTAGGAGTTGATGGTTTCTCTAATACCTTATACCCTAGAACCTTCCAGAACGCAATCCACTCTGGCTCCTGCTTGATGTTAATGTGTCCCCACTCTGCATCGTTAGCAGTAGTGTGTGGAGTAGAGCTAAACAATATCAACTCAGGCTCTATAACATCAATCGCATTCTTAATCTCTTGGTCGGTCATGTGTTCTGCCACCTCGATGAACAACATCATCTCCGCTGCCTTCGGTCTAGCAATGACCTTCAACTCGCTGTACTGATCCTTGCAGTAATCTCTGTGGCTCTTGAACACATCTAGTGCCATGATGTTAAATCCTTCCTTACGCATCACCTCACTATACACTCCTGTGCCACATCCGTAGTCAATAACACTACTCGGCTCAAACTTCTTGCAGTAGTTGGCTACACTCTTAGCCAAGCCTACAAACAATTCATTGTTCATCGTTAGGTTCAGAGTTTCAATCTCTGCCTTCAAGAATTCTTCTTCTGATATCATCGTGTTTATATTTAGTTATGGCATTACAGACAGCAGCTTTATAGTCTGCTCTATAATATCCTTGGTACTCATTCCTTCCTTAAATTCAAATGTATAATCCTCGGCCTTGCACCAGCAGGTATACTCCTCACACAACCTCTGAGCCTTGACAGTTATTATCCCATCAACGGCCACAAAGTTCTTAGTCAAAATCTTGGTCTTCGTCATCATCTTCGATGTCTTGGTCTTGTCTCGGTACATTCCTACCACTCGGCACAGTCTCCACATCCAAGTCCCCACTTCTCATGTCTGCCAACGGCATATAGTTCGTAGGAACCAACACCTGAGTCTCATCTACAATCGTTCCGTATCCTAGTGCTTCTCTAATCTCATCTTGGCTGAATACCATCGCCTGACGCATCCAATGCACCAACTCCTTCTTATCGCCTTCCAATTCAGGATACACATCGGTATCAGACATTACTACCAAGCTGTTATCGCCATACCATTGACGAACCATCTTAGTCCACACATCATCCATCTTTCTTAACAATGGCAATACGCAGTTAGTGATAACTCTCGTATCACCTGTCTCACTATTCGCCAATGTTCCCTGAGGAGTCAACAACTGCGATGGATATCCGTAGATGTTCGCAATCTGTCGCTCCAAGTCTGCGTTAAAGTCCAAGATACCCATGTCCACAGGACTCAAGCCTATCTGCACCCACTTTAGGTCACTCGGAGTCACAACAATGTCTCCTGCGTTGTGGGCACCCATGTGGTTCTGTCTAAACGAATCGTTAATAGCAATCGCCTGCTCAGCAGTCAACTCAGCCTGATCGCTGTGCCGTGCGTTACCACTCACAATACCACTCGGCCCCATGTTGGCAAACAACGACCCTTGAGCCACATCAGCATATCTCTTCTGAGATATAATACTAACACTAGAACGCAACGGACTCAATCCCCAGAAAGTACTCTCATATCCTTGCCACTCAGACACAGGGTTGAAGTACTTGAAGTGAGCTATCTGCTCATTGGGGATAATATTCTCAAAGTTATATGTAATCGCATATCCTGCCAACGGCTGAGTTCTTTCTCCTGACATCACAGGCTTCACAGTCGGACTCGGTACACTCCACAACTCAATCGGCTGCTTAGCTCTCACTCCTGCACCAGGTACACTCGCATACACAATCGCATTCCCCGTAATCAACAGATACCCTGCAACTTCTTCTCTCAACTGTCTTCCCGTACTAGTCGGGTTCGGCATATCCATCAACTGCAAGAACGGATGCGATTCCACAGACTCGAACGCTTTCACCCTCAACTTCGCCAACTCAGTAGCATTCTCCTTACTCTTTAAATACTTTCTCTTAGCGTAATACTTCTCTGCAAACCGCTTGTCCTTAATCTTATACAACATCGGTGCAGCATCCGCACTCTTCTCTACTATCTTAGAAACTACTGACTGAACAACAGGGATAGCCTTATACGCTTTATCAATGTAAATACCATCCTTTGCATCATAAGGCATCCATACTCCCTTAATATACTGCCATTGCAAAGCCACAGGCAAACCTGCATCCTTAGTTCTAAACGCTTTCAGTAGATTCATCTATATCTCACTTTTTTGTAAAAGTACTAATTTTACCTAAATAATTTTCCTTTTATCAACACGAACCCATTACTTCGGTTCTTGACCATCAACTCAGTCAATCCCCATACCAACGCATCCACTCTATCGGGCGATTTACCCTTATCAGGATCAAAGGTAACCATCTGACTCTCTAGCAACGGGAACGACCCTACATGGTACACCTGCCCTTTCTCATACAACGAATACACAGGCTCCGCTCTTACATACTTACCCTTGGTAGCAGACACTAGCTTAATCCTCGTAGTAGTCCCCTGAGCCTTCAACACAGCCTCCACCATGTCTCCACCCTGGTTCTTCTCCGCCACAATACAATCCGCATTCCACCTGAACGCTGCATCGTTTGCAATCTTCGCCCAATGATTCGGAGAGTATTTCCCACTCAAGTCCTCCAACACATACCCAAACCCTTCCTTGCACTTCCCAACCACGATTATACCCGTCTCATCACTATTCATGTTCGCAGTCACCGCAGGATCAAGCGCAACCACAATCCGCTTCAAGTTCGGAGCTTCATCAACCCTCGCCTTCCCTATTATCGCTCTGTTCCACAACATCCCCTCCGCATCATCCAACCAAGTACCCATGAACAAGTGTTCATACCTAGCCCTATTCTCTCGCTTGGTCTTCTCAGCAGCCTGCACAAACGACTCACTCAGATTAATCTTATTATCCAAGTAAGTCGTGTGAATATAGGTCGTATCCTTTCTCTTGTTCTTTACAAAGTCCTTATATATCCAATGACTCTTGTACGATGGGTTCATCACCAATATCACCCTGTTGTAGTTGTCCTTAGCCCTGATACTCAAGTCAACCTTATCAAATATCTCAGGATCTGTCAATTCCTCAGCCTCATCCACTACCCATGTCGACAACCCAGCAATCGACTTCAGATTTGCCGTGTTTACTCCTGAGCTAGTTTTTATTCCACGAAATAGAATTTTAGAACCTGTTAGCTTATTTATAATCTCACTCTGAGTCACATCAAAGTCATTCATCTTTCCCATAATCTCAATCTTATCCAAAAACTCTGGAATAATCGAAATAAACGCAGATACCAAGGTGTATCTAGTGAAAAGAATCACATGACCCTTCTCATAAGTCAAGTTCAGCAGGAACAAAGCCAATGTCCATGATTTACCACTTCCTCTACCTCCAGTTATCAAATAGTACCTCGTGTCAGGCTGCTCGTAGAATAATGGCTTGTAGTCGTCTAAAAGTTGAATCATAGCTAAATTATTTAATTGGGGATTTCCATTTTCCGTTTCATTCCTGTACACTCAGAAACATACCCCCCCTAGGGTAAATTATTTAATTGGGGAATTCCATTTTGCAACCCGTTCCCATACACTCACAACAACACCCTCCCCCTCCGCTTATTCGTCTAAGCGGGTAAGCGTATATAGGCTTGGTATTCAAGTAGTTATATATCATCATCCTCAACTATCTTAGCGTTCTCAATTGCAACTTGTTTCCCGATCCATTGGATCGGCGGTGCTATCTTTTCCCCGTTGCTAGTTATATCTACTTGCTGTTTTGGTAGGCCGAATCTATACGAAAGCCAAAGCTTGAGGGCTTGCGTATCACCTTGAGCGCACTTCATTAACAAAGCGTTCCATATTTCTTGCGGTGCTGCCAAAGCATCCATCTGCTCTATCAACTTGACCTCCAGTATTTTAGGCGGTCGGCCTGCTCCCTCCCTTGCACCGCCAGCTCCTTTTTTATTTGTCATGCTAACTAAAAATGAAATAAAATGAATATTCAAGCTTAAAGGTAGTTTAAAAAAAATATACTATTCAATAAAATATATTTGACAATTTACTTGCATTTAATTGCGGGAGTTTGTAATATTGTGAGTCCATAAGGGGCGAAGCTAACTTAAATCACTAATTATCCAATTTAATCTAACTTAAATACAAAAAACCATGAGAGCAACAGCAGTAAGCACCGAAAAGATCACAATCACAGCAGTAAACAAGAAACACCAGAAGCAAGTAAACAAGGCGGTAAAATGCTTAATTGCTTATAATGCATTAAATGATTTGAGAAATCTAGCCTATGATCAATGCGACGATAAATTAACAGAGAGATTCGATCGCAAATGCGAAGCTGCATGGGATAAATACTATGATGCTATTTATGACCTACCAAAAAGAGAATTGGATAAAATCGAAAAATCTATACTTTATTAATCAAATAACCCATAAACAAATAACACAATGAAAAACACAGAATCAACCGCAAATTTGTTGGCCCTTACCTTTGTAGGTATTGTGGCTGTATTGTTCACCATTTTAATTTATTAAGCCATGAAACGAAGAGAACTAATTGAGGAACTTGAGGAACTATTGTCAGACGAGTTTGACTCCTCAGAACTTGTTTACCTAACAAAAAAGGAACTTATCAGAATCTTAATTTCAACCGCTAAATTTTACAAGTATGAAGAAAGCAATTAAAACAATTGGACTAATTATATACTATATAATCGCATTAATCCCAATTTTTATTTTGGGTTACATGCTGGGCCTCAAATTACTTTAACACCTACTAAAATGATGATTTACACATTCACTATTTTCCAAAGAGACGAGTTTTGGGATTGGATTCCATCAACTGCAAAAATTGTAAAGGTAAAGAGGGCAAGGCTTAGATCAGCTGAAGACTACCTACACAGAAAATATCCTAAAACAAGAATAGAATTAAAGTCGGCGGAATTCTTAAAAAAAAATAAATAAATAACTAAAACACCTAATAACATGAACACACAGAAATCATTTGCCTATTGTGAGGCAGTCGGAAAATCAAAAGTTTGGATGGCTTACGCTGAGAATTTCGCTTGCGTTGAAATCTTAGAAGAGGGGTTTAATACTAATTCGGGCTATGTTTATTTATACCTCGAAATAGGTGTAACCATTGCGAGCCTAGTCGGTGGAGATGTCGAGTTCATCGTTTATGATGACGAAACAGATGAAGAAAGGTTTTTCGACACTTATCAAGAACTTGAACAACATTGGGAGTCTGCTCAACAAGGTTAACCGAGGAGACTTCAGTAGTAGAAACAATTGGGGCGAAAGCCCCTTTTGTCTTAACCATAAACAAGAAAACAAAATGGAAAAAAAATCAACAAAAATCCAAGACTTAGTCGGCACTCGTTTTCAAATTGCAATCGGAAGTTGTCATATAATTGGAACTTGGACAGAAGAAAAACTCATTGAACAAATTAAAAGCGGAATTGTGCATTATCTCTACGATAGAGATTTTCACTACAATTGGACAAGATTGGAACAAGAGTATTATTCCATTTTCAAGGAAGAAACTTTGAATCCAATGATGAAAGACATTGACAATACCATAAATGATTTTTTTGATTTTAAAAGGACTGCAATGGGTGAGGTCTTTGAGTTTAAATTAGAATGGAGAGAGTCTCAAAAAATAATAGATAAATGGTTTCAAGAAAATAAAACTATTTCTAAAGAATTGAAAAGGGATTACTACTCATATAGAAAAAAATATGCGGGTATTGATTTAGACATTCAATAGGATCAGTCAAGACCTTTAAATTTTAGCCTTTTTTAACCCCTTTTAAGCCCTTTAAATTTTCGCCTATGTAACACCACTCTAAAAAAAATATCTCTTTACCACGGCCCTAAAAATGCCCTCCTTTCCCTTTGTAGGTCGCAAGGTTGCCATGCCATGCACGACTTCGAACGGGCACGAATGGGCACGGCCGACCCTACCACCATAGTGTAAAACATGGCGGAAAACCCCATAGTGTAAAACATGGCGGAAAAATAGGGTTAGTGTAAAACAGAATGGAAAGTACCGTAGTGTAAAACAAAACCAGGTTGACCCCTTAGTGTAAAACAAAACCATTCAGCCCAGAAAATTACCCTTAGTGTAAAACAAAAATAAATTTAATAATTCTCTTGCATTTGTTGTGCAGAGTCTTGTACCTTAGCATCATTAATCACTTAAACACAAACACAATGTTAAAAGATCACCACTTTATTCTTGAGCAGTCAGGGTTTACCCTGGAGCTTGAATCCTTCTCTAACGAAGGCATTGTCCTAGACCTATTCTTTGGCAATGGGAAGTCCCTTACCCTAGAGTTGTACGATGACCTCAACGAGCGGTTTACAGACCACTATCGGGTTGTATGTGCCATCCTAGACCCTTTTATTGTTGAACAACTAGAAGCCAATGTAAGACAATGCTTTACGAAATGATGACTGCTACCGAGTATGGTATACTACGGGGCTTTACAGAAAAATCTACTAGAGTTCACCAAATTATCCGCTCAGGTGTATGGCCTGAGGAATGGGTGTATCCGCCTAAGAGATTAGGCAATCAATGGGTTCTATTTGTATCAACTAACTGGATTAACAATGGTAGAGGAAAAAATTGAGCAATGGATACTAGAGAACTTTGGGGAAGTACCCCATAGTGAAAAAATAGAGATTCTTAAAACCTTCGAGATGTATTGGGATGAGATTAGTTACCGATACGCAGAAATGAAAACACTAGAAAAATATAAACACTTAAAACGATGAAAGAACTAATTCTAATTCAAAACGAGCTAAAAGCTCCCAAGAGCCAATTCAATGCCTTTGGTAAGTACAAGTATAGAAACTGTGAGGATATCCTAGAGGCTCTAAAGCCATTGCTTCTGAAGTATGAATGCACCTTGACTATGGAAGACGAGGTCAAAGAAGTAGGAGGTCTTGTCTT